AGCGATCTAAATTATTTTGCTGCAAATATGCTGTTAGGATCTACAACTAACAGCGGCCAGCGTTTGCAGGTCACCGGCACTGCCTTATTTACTGGTGCCGTTACTGGTACTGGTAATAGTTCGACTTATACAGTTACGGCGGCTAGTGGTGTGGCAAGATCTAAAAGCATTACCAGCACGCTAGTAGCGGCAGCAAATAACGATTTTTTAATAGGATTAGACATTACCCCTACTTTCAATAATGGTGCTTTCATAAATGTAAATAATTTTGCGGCAAGGATAAACGGTATTCTTGCAGGAGTAACTGGGTACTATAGTACAGGTGCGTCGGCTAATACGCATTTTATGGAAATTGTATCTACTACTTCTACTAATGGGTATGTAAATTTTAGGAGAACTGGTGGAAGCAATGGCCCAGCGGCATATCAACTTTATCAAGGCATAGGCATTTTTGAAGCTAATACAAATACTGGAATAACTACAGTAGGATCAAATACATATCAGTTAAATTTTTTGGCAAATAATACAGTCGCAATGGCTGTATTTGCAGCAACAAGAAATGTACTAATTCAAAACGGTGGCACGTTTACAGACGCCGGTTTTCGTTTGGACTGCAACGGTACTGCAAGAATAGGAAGTACAACAAATAATATAAGTTTTTCAACAACTGCAACTGCTAACTTTATAACACAAAGTTTTAGTGCAAGCTATTTTGTTTATTTATTTCCTACAAACAATTCTTTTTCCATAACTGCATCAAGAGAAACTTATGTTTTGCAGTCGGGTGGAAGTACAAAAGGGTTTAGATTTGAAGCAAATACTGCTTATGCTACTATGTTTATTAACACAGCTGGAGGTGGAAGCTCTGACCAATATGTAAACATTGGAGGAAATAGAAATTCACAAAATAATACTTCTGCTATTTTGGAATTGGAAAGTACTGTGAAAGGCTTTTTACCGCCACGAATGACTGGCGCGCAAGCCGAAGCAATAGGCACACCAGCGGCCGGCCTTATGGTATATGCCAACAACGGTAACGGAGTAACGATAACAACTACAGGCTGGTGGGGCTACGACGGCGCTACCTGGGTTAAATTAAACTAATAAAATAAAATAAAATGGGATATTCAATTCAGCCCGTAACAATTTGGGCAAACGGCGAAGCAAAGCAGGGAAACTATATCGATGCTTCAATAGTAAACGACAATCTTAGCGACTACGCGCAGTTTTACTGGCAGATCAGTAGCGTAAGTGGTACCGGGGAAGATCAGCAAAAACAATCGCTAGCGCAGGGCAATACGTCAATAAGCGGAGCCGCATACGATACCTGGGGCCAGTCGCCCGATATAAATTTAGCCGCTTATCAGTATATTTGCGAGCAACTTAATTTAACCCTAATACCTTAAAAAAATGGCAAACGTACAGGAACTAAAAGCACAGGCCTACGACCTACTGGCAAACATTGAATTTTTACAGCTTAAACTGCGCGAAACAAACGCAGCTATAGCCGAAGAAACCAAAAAACAGAATGAAAGTGGATCTACAGTTAGTAACGATAGCAATTAGTAGCCTTTGTGGCTTTGTCGCGTCCTGGGCCGTTCTTAACCAGCGCGTAAAGTCGCTAGAAGATAAGATCGCTAAAAATGACGATCACGACCAGCGGCTAACCAGGCTCGAAACAAAATTGGATATTTTGCTGGAGCATTTAATTAAGGATTAATGAAAACGCAGCTAATACGACTAGCAGACGTGGGCTTTATTGGCCCCTTTATGCTTTACGCTGCAACCAGGCTAAAAGGTCAGGATCGCCAAATAATGGCGGCCCTAGGCCTGGCAACAATAATCTATAACGGTATAAACTTTGTAAAAAATGAAAAAGCTATTTAAGAACTGGAAAACGACATTTTTCGGCTTTGCTACTATTATCGGCGGGCTGGCAGCCATTTTAAAAGGCGACCTGGTTACCGGGATCACAACTATTGGAGCTGGCCTGGGCCTTGCTTCGGCTAAAGATTTTGATAAAACAGGGCTGTAATGAATGAAAGGCACAAAAAACTATATTATTGCCCTGGCTATAGTGGGCCTAATTTTACTTACAACTAAAGTGAGCGCAGCAAAAGTAATAGCACAATTTGAGGGCCTGGAGCTAAAAGCCTACCAGGACAGCGCCGGTATTTGGACGATTGGCTACGGCAATACGCGCAACCCCTATACAGGGCTACCAGTTAAGCAAGGCGACAAGATCACAAAGAAAGAAGCCCTGGACTGGCTACGGATCACTACAGCTGCAGTAGAAGCAGACGTAAAGCGCCTAGTAAAAGTAACGATCAATACTAATCAACAGCTGGCACTGGCTAGCCTAGTATTTAATATCGGAACAGGCGCCTTTGCGCGATCTACGCTACTAAGGTTACTAAATAGCGGCGCAGATAAGGCCGCCGTCGCAGCGCAATTTTTACGCTGGAATAAAGTCAAAGGAAAAGAGGTAAAAGGCCTTACCAGGCGCAGAAAAGCGGAAAGCGAATTATTTTTATCTTAATTAACTGAAATTCAGCTTATTTAATAATCTTGCCAGCTACAGGCAAGATTTTTTTTTGTTTGTATGGTATTTTCTTTTATAGATTTGTAAACGACAAACGACTTTTACTAACCTAAATTAACGGAACTATGGCCATTTTAACTGATCGCCAGGCGTACCTGCGCGAACTAGATCAAAAAATTAAGACATTACAATTTTTAGGCAAGCACCTAGACGACGCCCGGGTACGAATTGAATTTACCTATAGCTGCGGGAGCCGCGCTGTAGTAGATCAATCGCTGATCCCCTTTAACCTGGCTATGGAGCTGCGCGTACTTATTGGCGATAGTATTGACTATTATCAACGCGTTATTGTAAACGTCAATTCGATCCCCGATGAAATTGGCTAAATTTTTACTGGAATTATTTTTTTTAATTCTAGTATGCCTGCCAGTATTTTGCCTGGCCTATCTTACTATTGAATTATCTTTTTTTATTTTTTACTTAAAAAAAACCCTAAACAAATGGAAAACTTCAACCACCCGGCGTTCCCGCCGCAAGTAGCGCAAGACAACCTGGGCCGCTTTGTTGCCCCGATTCCTGGAATGACTAAGCTAGAGTATTTTGCTATTCAGCTGCTACCTACTTACCTGGAGCTAGGCAAAAAGCACCCACTAGCCGACAAAGGCGAGCCGATAACACCGATACAGGCCGCTATCACTACAGCAAAAAAATTGATTGATCAACTAAACGAAAAGCAAAATGAGAAAGACGTTTTACAAATTATTGAATAGCTCTAAATTTTGGCTGCTATTGACTTTACTTTTTATGCTATGGCTATCTAGTTACTGGAATTACTAATTGAATGGCAAACGACGTTTCGGAAATTATCAATTTACTACAAGCTAGGCGATACGACGCTAATAATAGGCCGCCGGCCCAGCCGCCAATCTTTACAATCCAGGGTAAAGTAGTTGGCTGCCTGCAGAGCTATATTGTATTTTCGGGCCTGCCTAAAGCTAGTAAGTCAACATTCGTGGGTGCAGCTGCAGCGTCAGCCCTTGTGCCGCCTTATCATGGCGTTTGGGGTATGAAACTGCAGCTGCCTTATGATAGGCCCAGGATCGGTTACTTTGATACCGAAATGAGCAATTTTGACTTCTACAGGCAAATAGATAAAATAATTAGCCTGGCTGAAAAAACGAAGCTCCCGGATCATTTTGACGCTTTTTCTATGCGAGAGGACATGCCTAGCAAAATCCGAATAATGATCGAACAGTATTTAATCGAAAATAGGGACTGTAGTTGCCTTATTGTGGACGGCTTACTGGACTTATGCCTGGACTACAACGATCCAAAAGAAACGCGACTAGTAACTAACTGGCTAAAGAGAATTACCAAACAATATGATATTTTGTTAATCGGCGTGCTACACCTGGGCAAAGGTCATGGCGAAACGCTGGGACACTTGGGTAGCAATACTGATCGCTGGAGCCAGTCAACTATGATAGTGGAAAAAAATAAAGACGCTGGCCAGTTCGTACTAAAGCCTAAGTACATAAGAAGCGACGCCGACTTTGAGCCGGTCGCCATAATGAACTTCGACGGCCGCTGGAGCCAAGTGCCGTACATTGAGCCAGCACCGGCAATCCCTACAAAAAAAACTAAAAAATAACCTGGGGACAGAGGTAACTGAACAGCAATAATTATGGAACAGAAAAACAATAGCGGCAGCCTTTACAAAAACACTAAGGACAAGCCCACGCAGCCGGACTACACCGGATCGGCCACCATTGCCGGAAAGCAATACCGGGTTAGTGGCTGGGTAAATAAAAGCAAGGCCGGATCTAATTATTTACGGATCTTATTTAGTGAGCAACAAGCGCAAGATCTAAACGCTACAGCCAGCCAAGTTACTATGCCTATGCAGCCGAAAAGTAGCCAGGAGCCTGTAGATAGCGTTATTTTAGACGATCTACCTTTCTAAAAAAAAGCGCCGGGAGTAGAACTCGACCGGCGCGGACAAACGACTACGGAACTTGCCGCGGTCACCTGTATTCACTGCTAAAATAGTATAAAATGACTAAAAAACTAGAAACAGCCATAGTTTTTTTTAAGCCTGGAACAAAACGGCCCAGGAAATATCGGAATATCACTAACAGGCTCAAATTTGGCCAATTTTGCGCTAGTTCGGGCGCTTGGTATATTAACTGGTACGACAAGGAAACGGCCAATTTTGAGGGCCGCACGTGGCTTATACGCGATTTTGAGAAAAAGTAAGTAAATTCGATCTACATAAGCAGACAGGGTTGGTTTAGGAAAAGGCCCGGCGTTTCTACGTCGGGCCTTACTTTTTACCCTTGCTGTACTGTTACTTTAATTAAATGAAGGTGAATACAGGTAACAATTGTGTATATTTTTAGCCTAAAATTTTCAGTTTATATCAATTTTTTTCACTAAATTCGCCACAGACCGCGTTAGCGGCCCTACAAAGCCGCACGCGGGCTGGGCGAAAAGTTACAAAACTGAACAAAATTTGAAATAGATTTTTTTTATTCGTTTTTCAGTTTTATTTTCGGTAACGACAAACGACAAAGGATCTAAAAGGCCGCAGCACAATGTAAATGCGGAATATCTTACTACTGGTAGGCGGCGCAGCTGCACTGTTTTTCTTATCACGTTATCGCTTCGGCAAAAAAGCCGTTTTTACGCTTCGCGGGCTTCGTCCTGGCGGCACCTTATTTGCCCCGGTATTTAACGTGGATCTTGCAGTATCGAATCCGACTAACCAGGCAATAATTGTAAAGTCAATTACTGGAACTATAAACGTACAGGGATCAGCTGTAGCCAATGTATCGGCGTTTGGCGATCAGCGCGTAGCTGCTAACAGCGAAAGTATTTTGAAGCTGCAGGCCCGGCCTAGCGCTTTAGGAGTATTTGAAACGGTGCGCGAGCTACTGACTAGGCCTGTAGGATCTACCAGCGTAAGTTTTACCGGTACGGCCAATGTGGACGGCCTGGTAGTGCCTGTTAGTGAAAGTAAAATGATCTAAGGAATGGACGCAAGTACTTTAATGGGTAGGCTTGGGCCGTTTCAAAACAGGCGCGAAATGCTGTCGGCAGATCAAAGCACCGGCGACATAATAGACGCCATACTGGAAGCGCACCGCAGACACGCAGGCGATTACAGTAAAATAAGTTCTTTTTTTAACGCAGGATCAAAACGAGAAACAGCGCGCAAGATTTTTAATTTTCTTAAAAAGAATGTACGCTACGTTATTGAGCCAGGTACAAAGCAGACGGTAAAAAGCCCTGCAGCGATACTGGCTACCGGGTACGGCGACTGTAAACACTACAGCTTATTTGCTGGCGGCGTTTTGCAAAATTTGGGAATACCGTTTGCTTACCGTTTTGCCAGCTACAAAATTTTTGATAAGCAGCCGCAACACGTTTTTGTAGTGGTAAACCCTGGCACGAGTAACGAAATTTGGATCGATCCAGTAGTCGGCGATTTTGACTATAAAAAACCGTACACATACGCAACCGATAAAAAAATGGCACTATACAGCATATCAGGAATTGGCGCGACAGCGCAACAAAAGGCAGACCTAAAGGCTGCCAAAGCAGCAAAGAAAGCGGCGCCGACAAAAGCGGCGAAACAAGCAGCCCAGGCGACAGTCAAGGCTGCCCGCAAAGCTGCAGGCCGGACAACCGGCCAGGTATTAAAGAAAGGCGCTAAAGTAGTTCTAAAAGTAGCAGCCGCACCAGTGCGAAATTCGTTTTTGCTACTGGTTACAATCAATTTTGCAGGGCTGGCAACTAAGCTAGCCGCTGCCTGGCAAAAAGCACCTAGCAAGCTGCAAAACTTTTGGGAAAGCGCCGGCGGACAGATCAATGCACTAAAGAAAGCCTGGGAAAAGGGATCTACTAAAAAGCGGATCTTCGGCGACGATCAAATCGGCGTCGCACCGGCAGCACCAGCCGCAGCCGCTGCAACTGCAGCGCCACTACTGGTTAAGGTAGCCGACTTTTTTAATAAAATTGGAATAGATCCGGCCGAGCTGGTACAGGTAGGAAAGGACGCCCTAAATAAAAGAGCGCAAGAGCTGGCAAAAAAAGCACTAGAACCAAAGGCCGCTAGCGAAGCTACGAACATTGATATTGCTGACCAGGTATTTGAGCCAGCCGAGCTGCAGGCCACTACCGATATGGCACCAGCTACCACGACCGTTACTAAAAAACCTAATTTTTTACCGTTACTGATCGGCGGCGCTGCCGTATTGTATTTTGTAACTAGAAAGAAATAATATGACAGCAAAGCAACGAGCAGCCAGGGCCAAGTTTAAGGCCGTAGTCGCAGAAGCAAAAAAGCTGCGCAAGAAAAACCCGAAGCTAACGCAAGCACAAGCCGTCAAGCAAGCCTGGGCGATTAGCTACAGTAAAGCTGGTAAAAAGTTGGGCGAATATCATAAAGACACTAAAAGTCATAACGTCAATATTCGCGTAGTAAGTGGAATAAAAATCAATTACAAGCGTGGTAAATTAGGAGCGTTGCCGGTTGGTTTTACTGGATCTATACTAGGGCTAAAATTTAGAGTTTACAATCAATTTAACCTAGACGGTACAGTTACAGCTCAAGTAGTTGAGAATGATCCGAAAGGTTATTTAATAGTTGAAATTAACGGACGGCCAGGCGAAGCAAAAGCAGCGGCTAATAAATTTTATGGTACTATAGGAAGAAATGTAACAGACGATCTAAGTGATAAAGATGAAAAAATTTTAAAAAGTAGAATTTTTAAGTTTTTGGATCAATTAAGTAAAGACGTTAAGGCATATAACAGCGGCAAAGATAAAAGAACAAAAAAGAAAGAAAAGCTAACAATAACTAAGCAAAAAGAAAAAAAGCCGACTACAGTAAAAGATAAAATTAAAAACGTTTTAAGAAGCGATAAAAAGCGACTTAAATACGGTTATACTATTGTACCAGGTAAAGTAATGGCTGGTATAAAAAGAAAAAGAATTGGCGCAATGCCGACTTTTAGTGATCCCGATGCAGCGAGAGAAATTGAATTGTACGCCGATAATGATAGTCAATTATATTTTCAAATGCGTAAGCCTATTTTGATCAATTTAGGTAAGAAATATAAAAAGGGTACATACGATATTGATAAAGCAGCAAAATTGTGGCGTTATTACATTGAAGCTGCAATGAAAAAATATAACAAAGAATTTGGAAGTCGTGGCGATAAATGGTTTGAATTGTTAAATACAAACGATCGAAATTTGTTAGCACGCGATTATGCAATAAGAACAAAAGAAGAATTTGAATTAGGTAATTTTGTAGATTAAATTAGGACGTAACAAAACAACTATAAACTAGAAAAATGGCAAGACGTAGAAAAAGCACCAAAAGACGCAGTTCACGCCGTCGTATGGGAGCCGTTGGCAAGGCCAACATTCAAGCAGCCCTGGGTATTATTGC